ATTTACTAGCTTAAGCATCTCTTGTAAGCTGATCTTCAGTAGTATCGCTATATCTTTGATAGAAATATTGATTTATATTTTCATCTCAATATTTCTTTCTCATATCTTGGACATAAGATCTCATATTGAAACCCCAAAATCTGTAGTTTTGTCCATCAAATTGACCTGTTTGTGTAGGTAGAGGATCAGGAATACAAGACAATGGTGAAATAACTCTATATTGGTTCTTATGTTCAATCTTATCCCAACCAATTCTATTACATATACCAGCTCCAAAGAATTCAGAGTCTTGATATATTTGATATTTAATCTGTTGGAATGCAGGTTCAGTTGTATCGAATTCAGCTACAGCAGTTTGATTACTAGCTTCTTCTTCACCAATCCAACCTGTACGAGATATAAACTTAGCTTTTACACCATTCGTAAATGATTGTGCTATTTTTACATCAATAGCATTAGCAATCATATTAATATTAATTTTTCATTCATTTTTAGCAGATGGCAACCATTTAAGAAGTCTAGCTCTATACCTAGTTCTTCGTGGCAAAACATAATCAAATCAGAGTTGATACTCCATTTTAATTTGACTCAATATTTCTGCATCTGTGGTTTTTAGTTCGTCGTACATAGAAAACGTAGATGAATAAACGGATCGTGGTGGTTATATGAAATATATATACGAAAGTCAAGAGATTTTTTAATATAAATCATCATTGTAACTAACGGATATAATATCTGTGTATTTTTGGTCACTAAATACAGGAGTTTTTAGCATTTGGCAACATATAGCATCAGCCATAATAATATCGTCGTGACAATTTGTATCAGCCTGTGGTTTAGAGTTCTTAATAATGAATGTGTAACACTCATCTCTCAACGCTTTATCCATTTGCATCAACCCATCTTTAATTAATTCTTTATGTTCATCGAGCATTAGAGGTCTAGTAACAAGATTAGTAAGCCAACCTCTCTGACCATTTAACTCTCTACTATCATCATTACTATTATTTTTAGGAATATATATTTTATTATACCATATATAAGCTTTAGCAGCATTAATGAATGTGTGTCCGTGATTATTTCTTTCAGGAGCAATAATACCTTCAATACCATTCTGCCATAAATAGTTTACTATCTTAGCTATATCAGCTGGATCAGCAGTACCTCTATAAGTGGCTATGAGATTGAGGTTTCTATCTCTCACTCTAATCACAGAGTAATCACCATCAGTTAATCATTCAGCAAGATCAATACCATACATAGCATTTTTAGTTTTATTTCTATTATACCACACCAATCCTTCAGTCTTTTTAGTAGGAGGGTAAAATTCATCACTCTCTCATTCAAGAATAGGATATTCATTAATCTTTTTAAGATTATAGAATGTATAACCAGAAGAAATGAAGGCATCAATAGGTTCACTAGGGTATTCCTGTAAACAACCTTGTGTATCATTCTTGTATCTGGTTTCATACCAATACATTTGATCTAAATCAAGATTGAACTTTCTATAAATATGTTCAAGCTCAGCCATTGGGTAATACCCATCAGGAGCTTTTTCTCTATAACTATCATCTGTAAATCGTGGGAAGAATATAGGTTCAAATCTATCATCTTCGTCCCAAAACTGTTTAAATTCATTCATACCATTAGCTGTTGTCTCAACTGTAATGTCAGCTTTCTCAGCTGAAGGTAGTGTAGCACGAAGCATACTCCTAAATTCATCAATAAACGCTCATTCAGAAATATGACAATCAGAAAGAGTACCTGATCGTGAGTCAAGCGTCACCTTAATAGTACTATTATTCTGAGGAAAATAATACTCATTAGCATTATCGTATTTAGGCTTAGGTTTAATCCACGTCCTTCAATCCCCCATTAATATTTTCTGAGGAACATTCTCATACGTAAACTTCACCTTCTTGAATATATCCTGAAGCTTTTCTCTATTATGCGCAACAATATTCACATTCGTATTAGAATAAAACAATGCTTTATCTAATTTGTCAATATATTTATATGTTGTAAATCCAATCTGTCTAGCTTTTAATATCTTCAACCACACTTTCCTACCTTCTTTCCTCATCTCATTCTCTTTATCATACAGCATTTTCTGTCATTTATTAAGCTTAAACTTAACAACCTGACTATCTTTATCAACAATGTAGTATAAATTCTCTAATCTCCAGAGCCTAGAGGTAATTCCTTTTTTTTCCATACGAAATATTAAAAATTAAATCATTTTTCTCTAGCCTTAGCTAATAAGTTCTCAGGTTTATAAAAATGTACTCCTGATACTTTCTTCTTCTTTAAGAATTCTCTAGCCTTATCTAAAAGAGCATCATTTACGTGTTCTAGGGGTGTTAGTGTACTAACTATAGATATATTTTCAATTACGAACTCAGGCTCTACTACTGTAGCCATTTCTGGTGCTATATGTGTTGGTGTAACAGATATAGGTGTGTCTGGTAGTTGAGCTAATTCTAATTTCTTAGCCATTTCAATCATTTCTCTCACAAGAGGAATAATATGTGGTGTATGAACCTGCACCATACTATTCAATATTCTATCCAATTCGTTAAGCTTTTCTAATAACATAATAATAAGGGAAAATAAAATTACTTACAAAACATCTTCTTAAATTTATTAACATTCTCTTCATTATATACTTCTAATGTCCACCAACCAAAATTTACTTCATCTGGGTATTCTGAAGCACACTCAATACAGAAATATATACACTCAGGTATCTTAACAACCAATATATTACAATTAACTTTACATACATCACAATGATGCTGGAATTCTAATCTTGGTAATGCTCTATACTGGTTCATTAACATATAATTATAAACAAAAAGAAAACAGCTCTAGTCTTCTAGTTCTGCTTCTGATAACACTGTAACTGTTTGATTGCTCTCAACTCTTTGGATTGCTTTTCCTTCTGTTCTATCAATAATGTCTTGTGCTGCTTTTAATCTATCGCTATTCTTAGCGTATTCGTCTGTAGCAATCTCATAAATAATGTCTTTGGCTCTTGTAAGCCTTTTTTCGATTTGACTCATAATTTTAGGATTATTTAAATAAAAACTTCACATTGCATTAGCACTCTCATACGTAGAAACATTATAGATATTCAATATAGCTTGTGTGGCATTACCTTTAAGCCTTAAATACTCTTCTATAAACATCTTCTGTTTGAGTGTGATTGGTATGTTTCTTTTCTTCTTCATACATAGTGTGAGAGATAAATATTGAAAGGAGTCTATATATTGTAGACCCATTTGTCAATAGAAAAAATAAAAAATTTTTTTTGTGTGGGATTAGGGGTGAAGGGGGTGAGTAGTTGGGGGATCAGAGGTGAAAAAAATATAAAAAATTTTTATTGGGTGAGGAATAAAATATAGGTGTGGGCAGGGAAGATAAAAATATAAAAAATTTTTATTGGTTAGAGGAGCTTTGGGGAAATTCCCAAACCCCAGAACTCTCAGGCTCCCCCCTACCCCTAACTCACAATCATAGTTTCACCCGTAGAAATCAACGCTAACCCTTTGTCATAATCATTCTATTTTTTGCTTGGTATCGAGTTTTGGGGTCAAAAATGGGTAAAAACTTGGCATAATGCAGCTATTGTGATATAATAGGTGTCTTTTTGGCTCTTATTTTTCAGAGATTGGCTACAGAAGACGAGAACACTCAACGCGAAGACTCTAAAATGTCATACTCTCTGATTATCTCTCTAATCTCTAATATATGGCTCTAGTACTCAACTCTCGAGGATTAGGGGGTCGAGGGGTGGGGTCGAGGGGTTTTCTGTAGGGGGAGAGAGTGAGAGATAAAAAAGACCTCTCAACTCACTCACAAACCTCTCAAACCCAGCTTTCACACTTGATTATCTCTCAATCTTTGGTGCTACATAATAAATACTAACCTCTAAACACATACTCTTCTTATATATGATTATGATGATGAGTAGTACTTATATGAAAGTTAAAGTTCTATCTGACACGTTCAAAGTTTATCAAGTTATTATCTAAGTTTAGATAGTATTGTACGTCTGTATTATGTTATTATCTATATATATTATTTGTATTCTGTCAATTCGTATTTGTCATCTACTCTTGACTATGTATTATCACTTGTTTAATATAAATTATTATCGAACGGCAAAAGATCCAACACAGTACGTGACTATCTTTGTAATTGCAGTAGTAGATAATACAATGCTTTATATTCTTATTACTTACACAGTATGATTAGACAAATTATTTATGTTGCTTGATTTGTATTCATAGCATTATGGATCGTAGAGATTGCACACACTATCTAATTATTTTTATTTTATTAATTACCCTATAAACTTATGTGTAATAATTGCAAAAATGAACCAGCACTTGAAGAGGTGCAAACTATAGTATCTAATGATATTGTATCTATAGTAGATCACGACTATGAACGTATGAAACAATATCTTATAGATCA